ATAAATCTTCTCAATCACAATCCCTGTGTTCATGTCACGGATCTCGTTGACGGGATTAGGCTGCTGGGGGTTAATCTTAACCATATCGACTTCGCCGTCTAAGCCAACAATACGAGCAATGCGCTCGGTGTCGTAAATCTTAGGGATCATATCTACCAATTGACGGGTGATGTGACGAATTGCACGGGCAAGGTTGTCTACGTAGTGATACGTACCTGTATCACCTTGCTTTTCCCGCGCTAAGATCGCACGGCCTGAACGCTCGTTGGATGTCGCACCTAAACTAGAGTCATATTGCCCTGTAGTTGATTTAATGTCGTCACTAGCGCCCATTTTGGCTTGAATCAAGCCAGTTTGGGGTAATGGAGGCGCTGCCCGTTGTGGCAATGGCAATACAGCGCCCATGCCATCGGTTACGTCAGGATTAACTTCCAAATACGGCCAGTTGGTCGTATTGGCAGTTTTCCATTGCATTTCATATCCTTCAAACTGACCGCCATACCCAATAAACGGCGCCTTGGGTGCCAAGGCAAGCATCTCAGCCTCTTGGCTAGTCCAGTAGTTGTACATTCTTTGTGCGTCTTTTGCATTACGCACCAAGCCAGATATGTAAATCTGACCTTCTACTTCAAATTCGTTACCAATTACGCGTACCACGGGGATCCACTTGCCTGCCCACTCACGCTCCTCAAGCGCTTCAAAGCCATTGGTTTTCATCCACATGACTTTTTTGCGGTCGACTCGGCGTGACTTGACGGGTTTTAATCCCATCGCCTTCATCTGTTTATCTTCAGGTGATTTATCAAAATACGATTGATTGCCTGGATACAGATTGAGCGTTGCGTCCTCATGCTTGTAGTAAAAATACTCAGCAATACGGATGGTGTCCTCGGTTAGCCACTGGCTTAGGTACTGATCGCCTACGCCACTAGCCAATATAGAACTTAGGGGCGCGGCGTTTGGATACTCGCGCTCGTATTCTTGTTTGGTAATGTCTTGTGTAATAAAGCACCACTCGGCGTCTGCACCTGTGGGGTCTTGCGACATCGGATCCATGTACACGGAGAAGCTGTTGCGTACTCGTCCAATGCGCAGGTCTTGATCGAAGGTGTCCTCGTCGCAATATTCAGTCAACACGCGGATGTAACCTTCACCATAGGTGACTTGGTTCTCACACGCTGTATCGTACGCCACGTCTGCGTCGCTCATGTACTCAATATGACGCACCATGCCGTCATAAATAGCCGCTACTTCCACGTCCGCTTTATCGTCCGCAGGGATTACTTTGCCCGATGGACGGTTCTGCCGTTGCTCGTTGGTAACTTGCCGAACGTGCTGTGGCAGCTTGTTGATCGTTAGACATGGACGGGCGTTGATTGTTTGACCCTGCACCGCACCACGGGTAGCCAATACGTCAGCAGGCCATTGCCATTGGTTGTCAGGCGACCCCGCCATAAAGCGTAGATCGTCTAGCTCATCCTCACGGCTGTCACTAAACGCAGCAATCGCCATCGTGTAGCGAGAGCGCATCTCATCTAAAGTGTCCTTGTGATCGGCTGGGTCACCCTGTGGGCCACCTCTTGCCGACACTTGCCCTGCTTTATTAATGCCTGTTGGGTCTTGATTGATTGTTGCCATTATCTGCCACGTCCACTCGCTCGTTTCATGGGTTTAGCCGCAGCACGTTTGGTTGCATACGCAATCGCTACCGCCTGCTTGACTGGTTTGCCGGCTTTTACTTCAGCACGGACGTTAGAACGAAAGGCCTCTTTGCTTGTCGATTTTTTCAATGGCATGATTATTTCGCTTTCTTTGCAGGCTTGGCTGTTTTAGCCGATTCTTTGAACGCTTTGGCAGTTGGCGCACCTTTAGCGCCTACTTTGCGCATTTTCTCACCAGATCCAGCTTCGATGCGCTTGCGTTTAGCGTGAATGTTTGCATAAAGACCAGGTTTAGTCGCCATTGTTTTCTTCCTTTTAGCAGTTCCAGCTTTTGAGCGCGGCTTTCGCGCGGGGAGCGTCGCCTTTTGCGTTCTTGACGACACCTGACATTCTTGCACAGAATGATTTTTTACGTCCTGCGTCCGCTTTAGTCTTAGGGTTTGGAGCAGGCGCTTTAAGATTTGCATTATTTTTTGCATTGTAGGCCTTTCGACCTGCTGCGGTCATGCCTGCACCCTCAGCAGTTGATTTGTAGTTGCGACCTTTGCCCGTAGTCGTGCGGGGGATGGGCTTGTCGTGTGATTTTTTTGTCGCCATTTATGCTCCCATCCAAGAGTTTACGATTCCATGCTGAGAATAAGACCGATTAGGGCGCTTGTCAACATATTCACGATGCGCTACAGGAAACGCAAACGTCAATGCGATTGCATCGGCTGCATCAGGTGAGGCTAGACCTCTCGCCTTCATGTCTTTCTTGCCTTCTAAAAATATCGCGCCCTTACTGTCAGGCTTCATCAGTGGACTAATCAGATCCGTCTTGAGCGTTCTGTCCTTGGGGATGCTGGCCGTCTTGAGCCATTCGCGCATTTCGCCCCACATCTCGGCTCGTTTGTTGCCATACATCATCATGTTTTTAGATTTGTTTGAGAAGTTCACACCCTTGACCTTGTAGCGCTGCTCCTTCATGCGATCCACCACCCCAGCGCCTAGCCCACCTTCGTCAATGTTGACCAGTACCGGCTTATATTCTTCCATGCACTCAATGATGCGCCCCACCGTTTCCATCGTATCGTCGCCTTTGAAGCGTTTGATCGCTATGATGTCACGCCCTTGGCGTACGGCGATCACGGTCGAGTCGGCTCCAAACCGTGCAGGGTCGACACCCAATATGATGGGCGCAGTCTGATCCTTATAGCGCTCTCGTTCCATTGCTTCATCAACAATGTGCGAGCCAATAAACTGATCGTCGCTCGCATTGGGAAACTCACCAAACACCTCCACGTGCGCTTGGGCAGAATCGGCGCCATATTCATCAATGATCTGCTGATACACGGCCTTATCCGTACCTTCTACGGTTCTAGCGTCCACGATCTTATTCTTCCAAAACTCCCGCTTAGAGTGGAAAGATTCGTAAAAGTAGCCGCTATTGCGCCGTGGGTTGGAAAACGCTAACCAAAAGCGATTGGGCGTATTTTCCGTAAAAAAGCCACTCGCCACCGACCAGATCGAATCTTCAATACCACTCGCCTCATCAAACACCAACATTACGCCTGAGAAGTTATGCACCCCCGCGTAACTGTCAGGATTCTCCGCTGACCACAGTCGACCTTCAACACCCCAGTAGCGGGTACCCAGCTTCAAGTCCCGCTCGACCAACTCAGTCAGCCATTTTGCAGGCATCACACGGGTGGCGCTCACTTCAAACCAATGGGTGTTCATGGCCATACTGAGCCACTTGGTAATCTCCGCCCAGGTGACTGAGCGCAGCTGCGCTTCGCTGTTGGCCGACACAATGGTGGTCGAGCCAATGCGGGTAGTCATCATCCAAATTACGAGCCAGGACACCAAGGCCGACTTGCCAATACCACGACCAGACGAGGTAGCCATGCGAAATGTATCAAAGTCCACCTTGCCGTTGTTCTGTTTGATGTGTTCGGTCAGTTCAGTCAACACTTCCCGTTGCCACTTGCGTGGGCCAGTAAAGTGTTCCAACGGCGTACCCGCCTTGCCCCACGGGAATGTATACAACACGAAGGCGAGTGGATTGTCTTTAATGATGGGCGACCACAGCCGCGCCATTAACTCTTGTTCGTCTTGCGCACTATAGATTGTGTTTTGCATTAAAAGCCTTGTAACTTATGGTGTTCTAAGTGGCACTTACGACACATCCAAATAACATCAAGCGGTTTGTCATAATCTTCGTGGTGTTTTTCAGCTTTTGTTTCACCGCATACTTTACATGGTTTGCGCTGAATAGCCCCACGCCTGATATACACATTAACATACGCCCTAGCGTTTGCGCGTTTTTTAACTTCTGGCGGTAAGTCGCTATGCTTGGGGCGCCACTTGCGCATATTGGCTGCGTGGCATACACAGCAGTATCTTTGCGGGGCACGGTCATTAGGGCCGTTGCATTTAGAGCAAGTAAGTTTTCGCATAAACGTATTGTTTCACGAAAACAAACTAACATCAAGCGACTTTCTGTTTTTGCTTTGGGGACACGTGAAACTGCGGGTTATTACTTAGCTCTTTGGGCGCGGTGACGTCAGTAAACACCCCTTCGATGACTCGACGCTGTGCGTCTTCAAGAGCCTGCGTAACGCTAATTCGTTGCTCAATATCGATTGAAAGTTGTTGCTTGGCGACCCATCCGTGCTGGTGCTGGAGGATGGCGAGGGCGGCTTTCGCATCACCGCTTGCTGCAGCAGCGTGCAACTGTTGACTGGCTTCACGTTCACCTTCGGCCCTCCCTAATAGTTCAGCAAACTCGGCAGCAGGGTCTAACTGACACAACTGCCGATATTCAGTAGGCAACATTCCAGCAGCGATCGCTAACGCGTCGCCTTTTAGACCGAGCTTGGCTGCGGTCTTAATTGCTTCGAGCCGTACTTCGGTGGCTTCTAGCTTGCGAGGTTCGTACGGATAGCTGTTGAACATAGGGCTGAGTGTAATGGATTTTTTGCAAAAAGAAAAAAAATTGTTCGTAACACCACCCGCCACATGACCGGTAGCCCCAAGGCCCTAGGGGGTGGCCTCTAGCTAAAAAGCCGATTTTCTAGTAGTTAGTAGCCACTAACTTTTAGTTGGCGCTTGTGGACAATATGGATTAGTCCACACCATGCCGCCGATTAAATGGAGGGCGCGTGGCCATGCAACCGGAGGGCGCGGGGATTGTGGATATTGTGGATAACTTAAAAGCATACAGTCCACAATATCCACTAGCATTTTGCCGATAGCATACGGCGCGGGGGCGTGTGCTGCACTTGTGGACATTATGGACAATTTGGACACCCCATTTTTAGTCGCTGGCTACTCACGTTGTATTTATACAACATAAAATTATCAAAATACCTTACTTTAAAGTTATCCACCTTATCCACAATTCCCCTAAACCCTTGTTTTAAATGGCCGCCCCTCCCAAATTTGCGGACAATTCTACCCTTTTTATACTTGTCCACACACTACCCGCAACTAATCCACAAACCCTTATTTTGTTGTCAAAAACTATTTGACATTATTTTAATATCCCTATACATTATTACTTAACGGCGCATTTTGCCGTTTTAATCCACTAAACGAAAGGTAATCTAATCATGCAAAATCAATTTTTTATCAAACAGTCAACCCTTGATGCCATGCTCGTATTAGCTGCTAAAAAGGATATTCGCTACTATTTAAACGGCCTCTATATCGAATACGCGCCCGCGTTTACGCGCGTTGTAGGTTGCGACGGCCACAAGTTAGGCGTATATCAAGCAGCTGCTGAGAATACCGGCAGCGGATCGATCATTATCCCGCGCGACGTGATCGAAAACTTACCTAAAGGCAATAAGGAATTTTTACTTGGGTTTACTAAATTAGAGGGCAGCCAGTGGCAGATTATCACCGGCGCGGCCTCAATTAATTTTGCGCCATGCGAAGGCACTTACCCCGATTTTAGGCGCGTAGCGCAAGGCGTTAAAACAAGCGGCGAGGCCGGCGGGTTTAATCTCGAATACCTAAACCAGTTCGAAAAATGCGGTAATTTATTGGCCGGCAGCAAATCAAAGGCCGGTAATCGCGTATGTATACATCACAACATTTCCGGCCGATCTAATAAGCGCCATTGAACCAGCAGCCGATCAACTGAAAGCAGCCTAATTCTTAGTGGATAGCGTAGCCGGTGCGCTTAATCACCGGCAATTCACTAATCTAAACTGAAAGAGAGTAAACAAAATGCTAACCATGACTAAACGCGAATACGCAACAAAACCAAAAGATTACCGGTCAATTATTGACGGCAAACCTTACGTTTTAAACCTTAACCCGCAAACCGGCGGCACTGAATTAGTGCCGGTAATCATCAAGGCAAACCCTACACTAACCACAATTAAGAGTTTTATTCGTAAAAATCCCGATCTTTATATTAACAACTTATCTAATTTTGACGGCATGGTTGACTGTGTAATGCCATGCGAAGATTGCGGGTTTAGAAAAGCTACCGCGCCCGATCAGGGCTACAACCATGAAAACAAGCTAGGCATACAAGGCGCATGGTTTGTTTTTGGCAGCCGCGATTATATCCGGCCCTATGATGATAACCAGTTTAGCGGCTATGAAATATCGAATTGCTGCGGCCATTTTATTTTAGCCATTAAGAAAGCGGCCTAAACCATGAAAGCAAAATTACTTGATATTTTCGCAATGCTTGCCTTCGGCGTATTGATCGGCTACCT